TTATGTTGTATACTTATCCCTAATACATTTATTGATTTTAGCGGCCTCCTCGTATCGTTCCTCATTAATCATTGCGCTTTTCAGCCATTCAAGTTGGTTTATATAAATGAATCGGTTACACTCTGAAACCCTACGGGTGTATTCCCTTATCTCATTCAGCTTGTCCTCCATGCGCCTATGCCATCTGCTTACCATGATTAGGACAAATCCTAATGCAATGGCATTGAATAAAGTGATGGAGATTTTAATTATCAGTTCCACGGTTTCCATAATAATTTTAATCAATCAGTTCAAATTCGTAAGCAAATACATAAGGGTTACTTCCCCATGTGTCACGACCGGAGACTTTATCTATAAGGGCGGCAAAGGCTAATTGAGGTGTAGAATAGGTAATTCCCCATCCAACCTTGTCAGCGGCTTCTTTTAAAGAAAGACACGGGTAATAACTGATTAAACATTGTGGGGCTTTGGTAGGAACGGTATGCGTTACCTTTACAACACCTTCAGCCAGGCAATCTTCATCGCTAATGTCTTGCAACCGTTCTATCTTGATGTTGGTAATGCGAATATGGTGGGGCATAAGGTCAGCGCGGACAAACATTTTATTTTTCCAGCCGGGTGCGAATTTAGTTTTAGTATAAAATCCTATTCCGTCCCTATCATTAAGTGCAATTTCGGGATTCATCCCTAAACTTTCATAACTTTGCGCAATGGCAAGAACTTCACCAACCTTGTATTTTGACAATATCTCGCCCATATCAAACTCTCTTTCATCTGCATCATACATACAAGGCCAACCAACAATCTTTTTATCAGAATGGCGTCTGTGTATATTGAATCCGGCAACCCATTCTCCTTTAAAAGTTCTTGGACATTTGATTATTCTTCTCGTCATAGTCTTCCGACCATCCAATACGGCTTGGGTTAAGCTGTATTTATCATTAAACATTATTTTCTTCATTGCTGTTTCTCCTCTACCCTTTCAAAATGTACATTTTGCTTGTCTTGTCTGGTATAAGAAATGCAATTATAATCACTACATTCCGGTTTAACATAAAAATAGCATTTATCACAACCGCACATAATATCGCTATCTTTTTTCACGATAATTTTTTCTCCATTGCATTCAAATATTTCTCCGATTTTCATTTCTTGTCTCATAATCATATAAGTTTTAAACATTCCACCAAACCGGCTTCAAGTGCTTCCTCGTAGGTGTCCCACAGACCGCCATCATTAGTCCCCTTGGAATCATCATCTTCCTGCCACGTTCCGTTATCGGCTTTCACTATAGCATAGCCGTACCCTACAGCACTTCGGTATATTTCAATATGTAAATTCTTGGTTTCACGCAGCCACCTTTGGGCTAAAGATTGTGTAGGCAAAGAAAAACATTGTTTTGGTAGATTACTGTTGGTTCTATATAAGGTTACTCTTAGTATATTATCAATATCAATAACATTTTTGCAATACTCATTGAAGCCTTTCTCTTTCAGCAGCTTTGCCGTTTCTAATGTTACAAATTCTTCTGTCATAGCTGTATAAATAGTCTAATTGTTAGAACAATAGTCGTAATGATAAAGATTAATGCGAAATGTTTCCATATTTTTACAGTAACCTCTAAACCGTGCTTCTGTTTGTCAAACTCACTTAAAGCATAATTCAAAGCCTCGTCTTTCAGCCCCTTAAGCTTGTCATTCAAAGCCTCGGTTATATCGTCTGCGATAGCATACTTTACCTTTTCTGATACGGATTCCGGATAACCCCTCTCTTCATAATTCAATTCATTCAACAAACTATGATGGAATACATAAGGTATTCCATTCACTTCATAGAAAAGTTCGATACCGCTTTCTTTGACATATTTCAAGAACCTTTCCTCAGCAATCTCATTTATCCTTTCCTGGTTAGATTCTGCCTTATTCTTTATCTCGTTAAAATATTCCTCATCAACAATCATACAATTGTTTTCAAGTTTCATTACATGTGCTTTCATAATTATTCTCCTTTCAGTTTCTTTATCAGTGCATCAGCAAAACAAATACTTAATTTTGCCATTATACTTGAATCAACATTTATAAGTTGTTTCTGTGAATTGCTACAAAATCCTTGCATTGCCGCCTTCGCCAGTTCATAACGCCTCTGTTCCCAATCAATTTTCTTTTCTTCCATCTTTACCCTCCTTATTAATTTTAACAAACCCCTTTTGAATGCACCAACACAGCATATAATAGGCTGCATCTATCAACTTCGGCATTTTTTCTAAATGAACGGTTCCATTATTAGTTACGTCTACATATTTGAACCACCACAGCCCCACTTTCTTAAATATGTACAAATCATATATCTGTATAGATTCTGGCAGCTTGTCGAGAATGTCCTGCAAGGTGTAAGTAGGGGTTGTTTCCCAAAAATTAGAATCCAGTTTTTGGTTTATTACATACTCATAGATTTCAAGCTCCCACGTTGCAGATTTATATGAGATAGCACGACACCAACACATGCTTGCATCGCTTGTATCTAATCCAAGCTCCTGCAAGTGATTCATCTGTTCTATTGATAATACTTGTTTTGATTTCATAATTCGTAAGATAAAATTACAACCGTTAATGCAATGAAAATAATTGCTACTATCAAGGCGATAGATAGACATCCCTTTTCGTATTCTTCACCTTTCGATGGTGTATTTTCGTTATACCAATCTAATGGATGTTTAAATTCCATTTCTCACTCCTTTCTTTCTCCTTTTTAGCTTTATCACAAGCCGACTTCTTCATTACATACGGACAATCGCAATTCCCGTATCTTTCGTTATACCAACAGCAATAATTACACTGATGCATCATTTACCCCTCCTCTTCTTTAGTATTATCATCATAAACAAAATCAGCAGAATCTAACTGTGCCTTTGAAATAGAGACCTTATTCTTATCTTGCCATTCCATAATCTTGTTATGTATTCTTCTGTTTTCTGCTGGCGTGATAAAGCCGTGAATATTCAAATAGGCCCGACATATAGTCGCTATCGCCAATTTCTTTCTATTTTCCATTGTTATTCCTCCTTTCTATTTTCTGCACCTGACTTTGTTCCATTTTTAAACCCCATATCAAACTCCTTTCCCGTAAATATTTACAAACTCGCTGACATCCATATAGTCTATACCGAAATTCTCGGCCGTTTTCTTGTCACTGTCCGAAAACTGTCCTTCAAGACCGCTTGCATCACCAATCATCAAACAATCTTTTTCGCTTAAACCATCATTCCATGATTTATAGTTGTTAAAAAGTTCTTCAAGCATTCCTGTATTCGGCTTTCTCATAGGGTTGTTTCTGTCATTACTTCCACAATACATAAAACGCGTATTAATGTCGCAATAATCCATTATACTGTCATTCACATACTCGCACTTTACATAAATGAATGATTCCGGAAACAAACCTTTTTCTATTCCTCCTTGATTTGTCACAATAAAGATTGCTTTAGGATTCAAATTCTTAATTGCATCCAGGACATTTATATCCCATAATTTTAATCTCCTTGTCAAATACAGTTTCTTATAAACTTTTTCCTGTCAATCATACCGTTTTCCGATTCTTCCACCAAGTCAAAAAATGTATCAGCAGAACAAACATGTTCGTCTATCATTATACATATTCCATCACCGGGATAATATTCACACGAAACATCATTGTTCCAATCTATATGCTTTTGTGCTTCTTTAGCTACATTATCACAAGCAAGACTATACTCTATATATTTATTAGCAGCTTTCCTTATTTTGTCAAATATATTTCCTTTTATTTCTTTGTCTCCTTCTTTATCTTTTCATAGCACTCTTTACAAAAAACAAACACCTTTCCGTTATTGATTTTAACTTTAAAACCATCTCTCCTTAAATCAGTGCAAGTAGGTTTTAATTCTGCATAGTGATTTAAACCATTTCCGCACAAATCACACGAAACTTCATACCGTTTCTTTATCATTTTCAATCTCCTTTCTCCTTAATCCGTTCCAGTACATCCTTGTTTACTTCGAGTATCTCGTCGAATGAGGGGATAGGTCTCCAATGAGTAACATATCCAGTCTTGATGTAGGGGTATATCCATTTATCCACTTCTCGCATTGCCATTTCATCAATACTACCATCAACAAATTTCACTTGACACATGCCTTTTGCTTGTTTGTTTGGTATTGCATCCTCTACGCTTATCCACGGTGATTGCTTTGCCTGCCATTCGACACCTTTTCTGAACATGTTTAGCATTGCTTGTTGCTGATATGCAAACTCACCTTTAACCACTATTGCATAGCTTGACATAAGCTCTTGCCATGCAGCTTCTTCTACCGTCTGTTTCATAATCATTACTCTTCAGTTGATATTAAATCATCCAAATACGCCCATTCATCAATGGCATCTTTAGAGCACTCGTAATCATCGCACTCTTCATCGTCCCAGCATTGCTCTGTTACGTTCCAATAGCGGACACCGTAACCAGTTCCAGTGCTTAACTTTCCATACACAAGGCATGGTATCTGCGGATAATGTTCATTTTCGTATTCTCCATGAGCTTGTGGCACTTCATCTTTAGTCTTATGCCATACGCTATTGATGCGCCAGTTCGCACCGGCAATAAATCCGGATGTATAAATATTCTGCCCGACGATATTATATCCTTCAGCTCCTTGTTTGGCTGCTTCTTCTACTGTCTGTTTCATAACTTATTTCCTTTTTGATTTAACTTTAATAGGATTGCTCTTTGTACCTGTACCGAACCAATGCAAACGGTAACCATGTATTCGGAGATAATACTTAAAAGCAGGAATATTCATTTGTTTCATATATTTGTCATTTTATATATTATCAGCATTTATAGCATTCGCTATATTCTCAGTATCAGAAAGTTTCCTGACAAGCACATCAAATGCGGCAGTGCATTTCTCCGTATTCATATCAACGGTTTTCCCTATTTTAAGGCATTCCGAAGCCATATCCATCAGCCTTGATACATTCGTCAGCCTTAGATATTCCAATGTGAATCCTTTGAATCCAGCATCTTTCTTTTTGAGTGCCGCAATACGTTCATCGAATTGCAAGCAGGCATATTCGCAAAGCGTTCTTGCCAGCTCAAACCTCGCAAGTTCTGAGGAATATTCCACCCCCCCCATATTGTCAAGAACCTGCTTGAACTGCCAGTAGAGCATTTCAACGTGCTTGTTAACCTCTTCCAAATACCTGTCATTGCAATCTGCGAAAAAATCGCCTCTGTCAGCACCTATAACGCTGTTTATTGTCTTCTCGTAAGCCCTTCTTGCCTTTTCAGCGTCATTCAGGAACTTCTTGAATGTATGCTTGTAATAGGGGGTACGCTTCATCGCTTGCAGGCATTCGATTATCTGCCAGCAACAAATGTCATTTGTGAATAGTATGTTGTAAGTGCATAGGACTACAAGGCTCTCATGCTTGCTGATTATCCTGGTTGCCGTATCGGTAGTCATTATATTTCAAAATAGATTTGTTTGTACTAATGTTCCTTTCTCTGTTTTTATTTCGCCAAAGCATTCTCTAAGAAATCGCTTTTCCTGCGATTCGAAATACTCCTTGTCGATCTCCGTAGCATAGAAATCAATGCCCATCTTATAAGCTACTATGCGGGAGCTTCCGCTTCCCAAGTGGGTGTCAAGTATCTTATCTCCTGGCTTTACAAACTTCTTAAAGGCCCAATGATAAAGCGCTATCGGCTTCTGTGTGGGGTGAATCTTGGCTTCCTTGTTTGCTCCTCCGGTATTGGATAGATGGATGATAGCTGCAGGACAATCAAATGAAGTCCATGCAAGTTCGAACTGCGAAAAATTCTCCCACGGTTGCATCTTGTCCCAACACAATATTCCCCGTGTAGGTGGAAGAGGGAAGTAATTGCCTCCCCATATCACTTGATTACGACTGACTCTGAACAGCTCGTCAAAATACTTTTCGGAAGGTGGGGAAAAATCCCAATCGCATCGCATGGTATTCAAAGCCCGATCCTTCAGCTTGCCCGCTCCTTGATTTAATCTTCCCTTTTTCAGCCGTTGCGCAACGCTTTCGCCATTGTAGCCACCATGTTTACGGTTCAAGTTGGTTCCCATCGTCATATTGGGTGCATTTATTCCATAAGGAGGATCTACTATAGCTAAATCAAAGAACTTGTCAGGAATATCCTTCATGTATTCCATACAATCCATATTGTACACTTCACTTATCGGCATGATTCAATTCTTTGTTTTCATTGTTTCTGCTTTTTCTTGCAAGTTCATCAATCATTCGCTGGTACTTCTCTGCCACCAACGGGCATCGGAGGCGCAGTGCGTTGTCACGCTGCTACTCCAATAATTCGATTTTCTTCTCAATTTCTATGTCCATAAAATTATTTCTTCTTGAATTTGTCACATATCCTCCCGTACCGGTCACACGCGCACACCCTATGGTCCTTGGCCTTGCATAAACAAGAGTTATCTACGAAATCTCTGGAGTATGAGCATTGGCGGCAGCGGACGGGTGCAGGTGGTATATCTTTTTTCTTTGCCATCATCTTCGGCTTTCACCTTCAATTTTAATTACATTGAACATCTCTTTCACCCGGTCGGCAATATAATCCCCATACCGTTGAGAAAACTCCTTGTCCGGGTCCAGATTGGTAGTCATGTGGGTGTAGAAACAATATCTCTGCTCATAGCGCAGTTGCAAGACGGTCTGAATGGCATTGATGCCCGTACCAAAGTGTTTGGCATCCATAGGTTCCCGACCCACCTCGTCAATGGCAAGATTGTGCATACATGACCTGTCTGTGTATTGGTTTAACCCGACAATTCCTTTCTCGGCAAACAGCAAGGCAATCTCGGCAGCACTGGTGAACTGAAAGGTCAATCCGGCATCCGCACCGCCAATACAATAACGGGCAATTTTTGCTGCATAGTTCTGTAATCCTTTCAACAAAGTGGACTTGCCAACTCCGATAGGGCCATGTAATAACAAGCCTTTATCCAAATCAAGCATTCCCGGCATTCCCCATATCCATTGATAAAGGGCTTTCAGCAGTTGGCGGTTGCTGTCATCAACTGTAAAGGCCGGGGAAACGGATTTCATGGAAACTACGAGTTGGTTGCGCCAATACATGTCAGCCTGCTCCCTGCTCCATTGCTTATGGTTAGCTCTGTTTGCCGAAGACAATTGATTTGATACCGGCAGAACTTTCGTCTGGTTTTGTATCAGGTTTCCGATTGCTTCCATTTCTCGCTTGAGATATAATTTCATTAAACTTAGAATTGATATTAGTTACGCTGAAGTTATCAAATATCCATCCCTCTTTAATTGAGGAAAGAAGATACTGAAGGGCGTACAACAAAGAATTATCCGAAACATCCATCTGTTTCTGTTCCCTTTGAAATTTGAGTTTATTCAATAACTGAGACATGGCACCTGCATCTTTTGCAGTCCAGTAATAGCTATTAGAAAAAGTCTTTCTGAAATACTCCTCAAAAAGAAAGCGGGCTTTAGAATTAATTTCCTTAGGTTCACTTTTCTTCCTACCTCCCCCTTTTAAAGGGGGTGAGGGGGATATACTTTTCTTTCTCTTTACTTTTACTTTACTTTGTTCATTATTGACATCATTAATTGAATTAATTCCGTCATTAATTGAATTATTGACATCATTAATCATATATTCGGGAATTAGCTCTGTTTCTTTTCGTTTATAAGTAGCAAGGAGAAATCGTTTCTGTATTCCAAAAGAGGTTAGAACATGATATTTCTCATAAAGTGTGTTGTCGAAAAAGCCGACTTGTAATGCTTTTATCAGTACTTCCTTTACTGCGCCCTCGGAAACCCCAACTATGTCAGCAATAACAAAAGGCAAATCTTCATCCCACACAATGTAATACCCTTCATCTTTGTAGATATTACACAGCAGGCAAATAAGTATAGAAGCAGACTGGGAACCGCATGCTCTCGAAATCTTCCTTATCTTAACATCTGAAAAGAAACCGACATCCATAGGGAAATAATCTATCCCTTGTTTGGTAGGTCTACCAGCCATATTGTTTTGATATTAATACGCATGAATACAGTTTCTTTTACTATCCGCAACAAAATGTTTATTAAAAAGATTACAATAAACCACTCTGGGATTATCCTTAGAGACAGAAATGAATCTTCCTCTCTTACACTTTGCACATGTATCCGGTCGGATTACCTGCTTTTCATTTTTCTTTACCATAATTTAAAATCTTACGTTGGTTAATTGTCTGCCATTAGAATAGACCGCCCATTTACCGTTACCACTGTCGTGTAAGCGCAGGTTTGCTACCTCACCGAAACGTTTGATATTACCGCATAAATCCACAATCCAGCCACATTCTTTGGAAGGATGCGGACGGATGGCACGACCGACTATCTGATACCACATGGCAAGTGACATTGTAGGACGTGCCATAACGACCGTATCAAGTTCCGGATAGTCAAAGCCGGTGGTTAACACCCCGACATTCGCCACTACCGGAATTTCACCAGCCTTGAACGCTTCAAGTATCCTTTCGCGCTCACCTTTTGGGGTGTCACCCGAAACGATTGCGGCTCCGGGTATAGACCAGGTAAGCTGCTCCGCTTCTTTCAGAAAACGGGTAAATACCAAAATACCTTTCCGTTTTCCTCCGGCTTTGGGATTCATCAGCCTTTGGACGATATGAACGAGATAACCGTAGAAGTCTATCCGTTCATATTCTTTTTGAACTGACTTATCCGTATAGTCGGCACCAGTAGTATTTACTTTCAAGTTAAGTTCATTCCACCCTGAAGGATTCATTGAATAGTAATCCAACTTCGCCAAGTAGCCCATATCTAATAAGGTTGATATCTGTACATGATAAATGACCTCTGAAAAGACATGAGGCTTTGTCCGGGTGATAAATTTCAGCATAGAACCAAAGTCACGGCTGGAACTTAAACGATACGGTGTAGCTGTCAGTCCAAGAACCTTACACTTCACTGCATCAAAAAAATCCTTGTACATTCCCTCTTTGGGGTTTACAAGATGACATTCATCCACAATGATGTTCTTGAAGTGGGTAAACAGTTCGGGATGATTCTTTACACTGCCAATGGTGGCAAATGTTATCCGGCTTATCTCCTTTGAGTTAAAGGATGCTGAATAGATACTGCAATCAAGAATACCGTATGAACAGAGTTTCTTGAAATTCTGTTCGAGTATTTCCTTCGAGGGCTGGAACACCAAGGTATGACCGTCAAGCCTTGCAGCTATATCCGCTATGATAAGCGACTTTCCGCTGCCCGTAGGTAACACCATAATAGCATTTGTTTTCTTCGCCTTGTTATTGAAGAAAGAAACGGCAGCATCAGAGGCTTTCTGTTGGTAATCTCGTAATACATAACTCATAGCCCTTTCTCCTTTCGTAACTTTTTATTAAGTGTTTTGTAATACTTGATTAGCTGTTCGTACTCAAAATCAGTCATTTTGGAAGTGCCGGCAGCTTTCACTTTCAGCAAGTCAAATTTCTGTTGACCGATTTTAGCAATTAGATTCACCCGATAGCCTTCCAAATGGTCGGCTTTGAACCTGTTGCAGTGCCGGCATTCGGCATGGCAATTATTCTCATCAAACCGTGTTGCCAAATGTGTACGACTGAAATAGTGCCCGCAGTCCGCTTGTGTAAACGGCTTTATCTGTCCACATGATATACATCGGAAGGAACCGTTTGGCATACAATCACGAAGCCGGATGAAAAGGGAAAACTCTTTGTCGAGCTTAGCTTTCAAATCCGGCTTCTTCTTTACTGTTATCCCTGCTTTATCAAACAGAGGTAAAGGCTTGTCTTTCTTCTTAGCCTTTCGTTTTATGTAGTACGGCATTGTCTATTTGTCCAATTGTTTCATCAAGTACCTTGTCTCTTGAACGACGGCTTGTTTGTCCCAGTCATATTCATTGTCTCCATAATGGAATGTGTCAAACCCGAATATCCACCAGTCATCACCTATTTCCGTATTATCGGTAATGAATTCCACATCATCCAATATGGGATTTCTTTTTCCGACATACTTGGAATTAATTTTCCTTTTGCTTCCGATAGATTCTTCACCGCTTATTGCCGGTTCTGAAAATGTGATACCTCCATGTACACTTATATCATCAATATCAAAATAAGACATTCCATGATATTTGTTCGCAGAGGGAACAGCCACATATCCGTTATGCGTTCCATGCTCTACCATAGTGGACTTAAACCATTCGTTTGATTTTATAAATGCTACTGCTTTATTTTCCATAGTTTTCTATTATTGGTTTACACAGTTCAACAACTTGTTTACAATCCTCCACATCAAACATTCCGATATGGCAAAGCTCACGTGGTATGCCCAGTTGATTGGATAGCCACAGGTAGGCTTTGTTTCTGTTTGAAGTGTTGGGGATATGTTTCTTCCAAATTTTATTGATAAGATTGGTCTTAGCTACCTGGTCGAAGTAGAAGTGGGCTTCTTTCTTGGCTTCCCTTAGTTCCGCGTTTGCCAAACGCCCTAACGCCTGGTCTGTACCCTTGTGTACTCCGACATAAGCCCTACAATCTCGGCAGAGGTAAATCATACCGTAGGAGCGTCCGTAGATTACAGAACTATCCACGTATTCAGTAGACCTACCGCAATAAGGGCAAATCTTACCAGTTAATAATTCATCCATAATTTTCCATTAAAAGCCCCGAAGCGTATTCTCCGGGGCACAACCATTATTT